GTGTAGTGCCGAGTGCAATACAACCTTGAGCGATATACCACATAACATCACCCATCTCCTTAATCATATGAATGCGAGACTGTTCATTATATGGTTTGCCTTGGAATGCAATCTTCTTTACAATCTCAGCAAACTCACCACCCTCAGCAGTAAGACCAATTGCAGCGGTCAGTAGTCGGTTCAAATCAACACCTGTTGCGTTTACATGGTCTTCAGGTTGCTTGCGTTCAAGTTCGTTTACACGATTGACAAACTCTTCAGGATTGCTGGAGCAGATACTGGTAGTATCACCAACAAATTCTTGGTATGCGTCAAGACTGATTAGTTTCTTTGTCATATTTTAAAGCCTTCAAATGATCGTTGTGTTTTGGAAAGTTTGGAGTCGTACTCATCGTCTGCTGCCTGTCCGCTTTGGATCAGGCTCTTCTGAGCACTGTCCTCCACATTATACAGCTTCATCTTCGCCCTGTCAATCCCCACCACGAATCTCTTGTAAGCAGTGGGATCATTATATCTGTTCTTAAGCTGTTTAATCATAAGCTGATTTAATTGCTCAAGTTCTTCCGTGCTGATGAGAGCAAACATGAAGTCTGCAGTTGCAGGAAGACCAAAAGACTCTGAAGTATCTGTTAGTTCAACATCAGAGTTGCCGTATCCAGAACGAGTAGTTTGAGTAGCACTTACAATAGGAACATTACATTCCACTGCAAGTCCACGAAGTTCTTCGGCAATCGCCTTTACATATGTATAAGAATTTACAAGAGATCCCTTATACCTAGACGATGCACAAATGTTCAGATAGTCAATGAAGATAATATCTGGTTTAAATCCCTTCTTGAGTGCTAAATCATTTAGCAGAGATTTAAAGTGTCCTACATGAGCTGACGCAGTAGGATACTCTTTAATAATTAACTTACCTCTAGTCTTTTCAGCCAACTTAGATAATTTACTTTCATATGTACTCTTTGGAATATTAGTAATATCCTGGATATTAATATTCAAAAGATTTGCATCAATTCGCTCAGCAATTCGCTCCTCCGCCATTTCAAGAGTGATGTACAGAACGTTCCTGCCTTGCAGTAGGACGGAAGAAGCCACATGGCACATAAAGAGACTTTTTCCGACACCCGTACCAGCCAGAGCGATATTGAGAGTCTTATTAGGCAGACCACCTTTTGTGATCTTGTTAAAAAAGTCAAGGTCGAATGGAATTTTATCTTCCTTCTTGTGGTAAAAATCATAACGAGATTCCGAATCTATGATATAGTCATGGCCAATATGATCATCAAATGAAACTGCAAGTGCATCGGAAAGGATAGAAGGAATAGAATCTTTACTTCTAGTCTTATCCTTGCCGTCTGCGATTTTAACTGAATCTAGTAGAGCCAAATAGATGGCTCTATCCTTACACCATTTTTCAGTAGTATCTAGTAACCATTGTTCATCGAATTTTTCTTCCTTCAAATCATTTACTAAGTTGACTGAAGTTTGAAAAGCATCATCTGAAATATCTTTTCTATTCTCAATCTCAATCTTCAGTACAGATTGAGTAGGAATATGATCGTATTTCATAACATAATTATGAATCTCCTGGAATACAATTTTTTCTGGAAGGAGTTCAAAATATGTTTCCTTAATGAAAGGAATTACTTTTCTTGTATAGGTTTCATCATAAATTAAATTTGAAAGAATTTTAGATTCAATTCGATCCATCAAGCATCATCTCCATCAAAGGTTTCAATTGTACCGTAACTGTACTCTTTTTTAGCACATTCGTCAAGTGCTTCCATCACTTGGGGAGTGAAGAATTTCTCAGGATCCGATAGGATAGCTTTAGCATAAAACTTCCCACCATCAATTTCATAACGACCCCCAGACTTAGTGAAGATTCCGTGCTTTTCACCCAGCTCCAATAGTCCATAGTATTTGTCAAGACCACGTTCATCATAGAATAACCTCGTTTCAATTAGTGAATTTTCTTTAGTAAACCTAGACTTGAATGCTTTACACTTGATGATGTTACCTACTACTTCAGTGCCATCCTTTTCTTTTGATTTGGAAAGATACACGATGGTAGAGGCAGCATACTTCAGACCAGATCCACCACCCATTTCTTTGGTTGGCATGTATGAGCCGATCACATCATAGGTGTGGTTGGTCACGATCATCGGGATGCCTGCGGTGCCCAGCTTGAGGGACAGGATACGGAACACAGACTTGATGACCTGTGAGCGGGTCATGTCACGGGTTTCCTTGCCTTCAGTGGCATCCTGGATCTCCTTGGTGGTCGCAAGCATACCCAGAGAGTCTAGCACAAACATCAGAGGTGGGCGCTCATCCTTCTTAAGTTTCATGTACTCATCAACTACTTTGATTGATTGAGTACGAAACTCTTGCACAGTAGATACTGGAACTAGACCAACACGCTTAGCATCAATACCACGACTGGTCATCATCTCCTTAGTAATGGCAGATTCAGTCTCAAAGTAAATTACTTCTCCAGTAGGATTTTGTTGAAGGAAGTATTTAACGATTGACAGAGCGAAGAAAGTTTTTCCAGTAGATGACTCACCAGCGAGAGCTGTAATCTTGTTGTTAGGTAGCCCCCCAAAAATGCTACCACTAAGGAGAGCATTAAAGATATAACTCCCAGTGTCAACAAAGCCCCCACAATCTCCTGCGGCGACTCCATCTTCGACGATTCCTGCATACTCATTGTCCAGTTCTTTAATAACACTATTTAAGAAACTCATAGTAACCTCATTGATAATTTAAAAGAATGCTTCTAGTGTACCACGTTTTTCGGATACCCATCCGATTGAATTTAAAACAGAGTTTAGTGGTTCAAGGAAGCTCTTGGTGAATTGCATATTGTAATCAATATACTTTTCTAGGTTAAACTCTGTAGGTAATGTTTGAAAATATGAAATTACATTTTCCTGAATTGGATTGGGAACTTTCAAGTATACAAACTTGATCTTTTCCCCTTCTTGGATAAATGGATATTTGCTATTCAGTTTTTTAGTCTTGATCAAGTGATTGTATAGGATAGCTCCACGCACTTGAATTGGAGTTTTTTCTGCATACAAAGTAGAAGATCCCTTATACTTATGTAGATTGTTGAGACTTCTTGGAAACGAGATGTTCACAATATCCTGTTTCTTTGTATCTGCCTTTACTTGATTGATAAAGTTAATCAATGTGTCATTATCTTTAGTTAGGATAATTTGGAATGCTTTGAATAATTTATCTCTGAAGTATGATGGAGTAGATGATCTGGCAGTCTCTAGGCCCATGATTTTCATCTTGGGGGTTTCATATCGCACACCCTCTGAATCCCAGACGTTGAGCATGTAGCGTTTCTTTGCAGTCCAAATTCCTTTGTCTGCAATGTTCTCCCGCTTCATCTTCATCTTCTGGTCATATGCATTTACATACGTTGCCAGTTCTTGGTAGCAACTTTCAATATAAGGTTCAAGTTCCACTTTACAGATCTTATCAAGGAACCCGACAACTTTTTCAGGAGCTTCCTCTCTTCCTTTGTATATAGTTTGAACCAAAGGACCCAGGTTAAGGTAAATAGAATCGGTATCAGAAGCAATAACATAATCTTCACCATCTGTCTTCAACAGTTTATTTAGATATGCATTCATTTTGTTCTCAATCCAGCGGATTGATACTTGCCCAGATAGTGTGATTGCTTCTGCATTGGTGATTAGGAAATACCTAAAGTATTCGTTTCCAATCGCACCATAAGCAGAATTCAGTGCAATCTTACGAGCCATCTGGTTATTTTCATAACGTGCAATATCTTTGAGATGTCGTTTATCCTTAGTCTCCTCATAGAGTTTTTTTGATTCAAGCATCTTCTTTTTAAAGATGACTCGATCATCATACATCTTTTGCATCAACTTTGGAAGAAACCCCATCTCATGGGTGTCATACATTGCACCATTTGCACATACAGATGCACACTCTAGCGAACTTGTATCTACTGATTTCTGTAGGATTTTATCTACTGTGATGCCAGGGAATCGTTCAGATAGTAAAGTTTCAGGTGAAATATTATACTGCATGATCAGGTGTGGATAAAGTGAGTTCAAGTCAAAACTCACAACCCAATCATGCTTACCGATTAAAGGATCCTTTACATAAGCTCCTTCATATGCATAATCTTTCTTCTGGCTAATCTTTGGGGGAACTACAACGTGAGTTTTCTTTAGATAATTGAAGATGATATTGTCCCAAGTCTTAACCTGAGAATATACATCCTCAAAGTTCTCTTTGGCGTCGTATGCCATAGTAATAGCTAATTCAATTAGCTTCATCTTGTCATCTAGACGGTCTACAAGTTCTACGTCACGGATGTTGTAGTCAATGAATTTCTGCCAGTCTCTGGTATAGAATTCCTTGAAGTTTTCAAACTCAGAGTGGTCAAGCTTTTGTTCACCTAGTTCCACCTGAGCGATGTAATCAAGTCGATAAGATTCTCGGTTTGTATAAGTAAATTTCTTGTACAAATCTAGGTAATCTAGAACAGATAATCCTGCAATCTCATAGATGATATGAGCCCTGCCCATGATTACAACTTCCCGATTGGTAGCAACTGTCCAAGGAGAAATAGATTTCATGTGCTTGGTAGATAATACCTTTTCCAACCTTCTCATGATGTATGGAATGTCATATAGGGTGACGTTCCACCCAGTTACAACATCAGGAGTATTTTGAACCCACCAAGAAAGGAAATCGGAAAGCATTTGTTGCTCGGTCCAGAATACTCGATACTCGACATCAGAACGAGTATTATCATATTCACGGACACCCCAAACAATGATTTTCTTTGTATTGATATCCTTGATAGTAATACAAAGCATTTCTTCAGCAGCTGCCTCTACATTTGGAAATCCGTTTTCACAAGCCACCTCAATGTCCAGAGATACGATGTGCATTGCAGAGATATCGAATTTAATCTCTTCCTCTGGGAACTGATCTGCAATATATTGATACAAAAACCTTTCATATCCATAGACTGTAAAGTTGTCTACACCATCGTACTTCTTTAAAAAATCTTTTGCATCATTGGTCTTACTAAATTTAATAGGACTTACGTATTCATTATTGAGGGTTTTATACTTGGTAGGTTTTGGTGAGGGCACAAACAATGTTGGGGAGAAAGTATCTTGGAAGATTTCCTTAACCCCGTTGTTGTACCCACGATAGTGAACTACATCACGAATTAGTTGTACGTTGGTGTAAAACCTCATTTAGCAATCAGTTGGGTGTATAGAGTTAGAATTTCAGAACAAGGTTCCACGATAGTCATAATCTTATCAGAGTTGAGAAGAATATCTACGTCTTCTGTGAACAGTGGATACCTAACTAGCTGAGCATAATCAGTTTGAATAGTTACAATTTCCTTCTCGTCTTTAATATTTTTTTCTTCTGTAGTCCGTAAAAATACTGCATTATCTGGAGGGAAATGTTTATCCTTATCATTGTAATCCCAATAAGTCAGGTCTAGAACTCGATAGGGATTCTTCATGTATAGAGAGGGCTCTTCGTCTAGCTCCTCATATTCACAGATAATATAATCATTGTTGATAAGTTGAATCAGTTTAATATTCATGGCAGGGTCCATGGGAACAACTCTATGTAGTATAGCATACCCTGGAGCCCCTGTCAAGGAAAAAGACCCAATCCCTGAAAGTTGCCAGGGTGGGTCTTTGCCGACGATATTTGGGGATTTCCCAATACTATTTATTCTGTTAACAGAGTTTTTTCTGTTGTAACTCCTGGAATATTCCAGGTGGTTTTCTTTTGATGTTCTGGAATTATTCTTTCAATATCTACAGATAGTAATCCATGTTCAAAATTCACAGAGGATACTCGGTGCTCATCGGAGAGTTGAATCTTGCGGGTGAAGGAACGTTTTGACAAACCTTGGTGTACATACTGTCTTGAAGTATTTCGTTCCTCAACTTTGCTGGCAATTGTGAGAACGTTTTGTTCTGTAAAGACTTCAATCTCTTCTGGTTTAAATCCTGCAAGAGCGACTTCAACGGTGTAGTTACTATTGTCATGCTTGACGATGTTGTAGGGAGGATAGTTGACATTAACTGAATGATGCATTGCATCTAGTCTGCCAAACATTTCATCCAGACCTACAGCGAGTGGAGCATAGTCGTTCCAAAATGAATCTAGGGATTGAGTGGTAAATTTCATTTTCTGAATCTCCTTATTAAGCGAGAGTTGTTTTTAGAGACCCCGAAGGCATCTCTTCACAATTATATATATAAATTTTCTAAAATGTCCAGGTCGGATTTCCGAAAATAAATACAGTATAATCAGTACACATATTATGCTCTCTACAAATTATCGACTCAGACTAGAAGGTATTTGCAATGATATTATACATGGAAATGAGGTTTCATTGCAAGATATTATCTGGGCAGAGAAATTGGCAACCGCAAATAGAACAGCAGGAACAATGCTCCGTCAGGCAAGACGTAGAGCAGAAAACCCAGAAATGACAGAAGATAGCTTAGATGGCTTTTTGAATGCCCTAGACATTGGAGGATTGGGCCACGAGAGAAAAGGTATAAGTGGATTCAATACCGTAGATGATATTGTAGATTTCTTCACTGATGATAAACCAGAAGACTGGAGGCAGCGAGACTAAAACGGTATCAAATGTTACAATTATGCTTGCATATATATTAATACGTTCATCGCCATTGGCGACGGAAGTAAGCCGACTCGGAACGGATCGTTCATTCGCTATTCGCAAATAGCGAACGCAAAAGTTGACTGAAGGAACGCTCTTTAGCCTCAAAATTAAGGAGAAAACCTATGTCACAAGCAACTTATCGTGGTGCCAAATACGACACCGAAATACGCCAAAATCAAATTGCTTCTAACTGGCTAGCACTAATTCGCAGCCAAATTGAGAAAGAAAATAAACTGAAAGAAGCACAACTCGCAATGGCGATGAAATAAAAAAATGGGGGCATAAAGCCCCCTTTTTTATTCTGGCTGTTTCTTTTTGCCAATATTGTATTTACTCTCTAGAGTCCACTCTGGTTTATCTTTAAAAGAAAGAACCTTAATTTGACTCAGGGGAGCTGCGTCTGCTACTTGATCAGCATTTACAATCTTCACAAGACCCCA